GTATGAGCCTTTGGACGTTCTGGTAAATGTAAGCTCTCGTCCGAAACTTTTGATCAACGATGTCGCTTTCTTCTCTAGCGTATCGTATGAAAAGCTCACGACCTCATCACCTCAAATGCTGGTCTAATAATCTTGCTGAGTGCAAATGTCAGAGCCGGAGTGGTGACACGGTTCTCACTGTTATTTGCGTAGGTGACCTCGATATCGCCAACCTTTTCTCGCAAGGTCTTGCGATCTTCTGTGTTCAATTGGCTATTGCCTGACTCTTGGACAAAAATAGCCTCGAATAAAGCGTCTTTGACCTCTTTTGGTATTTCATCAGCATCAATGTAGTAGCCGTCAATCATAGCCTCAGTTCTTGGAAACTGTAACGGCTGATTTTCGTTAGCCTTGAATCCTATGAAAGTCTGACGCTCAAAAAAATCCATCGCTCGAAAAATAGATTTTGTTACAGCCGCATCATTTCCATGCGACAATCCTCGTTTATCTGCAAATGCCTTGAACTCCTCTAAAGTCACATAGGTATTCGCACCACTGACAATTGATCCGTCCTCAACGATCAGGCTCATTTCTGCACCTCATAGCCGTTTGAGCGGTAAACATCGACCATACAAGGATCGACTTTGACGACTTTACCCTCGCTATTGACCATCGTGACTAGGTTTGGATTTTCATCGTCTGCGACTTTTTTGGTTTTCGATTCAGCCATTTCTCATTCCTTTAGTTGAACCGACTCGTGGCGAACTAGCAGAACTCCGCGAATCGGCTCAAGTAAAACGGGGGACAAGCCCCCGTATAGTTTTAGCCTAGCAGAGTTGCGATGAAATCTGATTTCCAGCACTTCACGCCGAATGCTACTGCGACTTCGATCATGGCCTTACGATAACCCTTATAGAATCGAACTTCATACACGATTCCGCTATTCGGGTCTTGAACCGTGATTGCATCATCAGCATTATCACCACCTTCTGGCACTGCCGGAGCGCGAACAGCGAGTTCGATCGCACGACGATGGAATGCCATGTTCCCAGTGTAATCGTTGCCGATTGTCATCTCAGTCGTATCAGCTACGGTTGACCTGATTCCCGGCGCGCCGATCACGATATCGCCACTCGTCGCAGTTAAGCCGGTATTGACGACATACTTGTTCACAGAGTCACCAGCAAACGTCACAATATCACCAGCAGTGATACCTGTCGTGTTGACTGTACCGCCGTCAAGAGTCAGGGTTGTTTCCCCAACGACTTCGCCTGATCCGTTGTTGATGTCGTAGCCTGTACCCGCACCTTTCGTATGCGATTGGACTTGTGCCGACTCACGCACCGCCAATCCTTGCAGATCGAGCAAAGTACCTTGACGTAACAGCGTATCGTTTCCAGCCTGATTGACTGATTGCAATGTTGAGAGTTGACGCAGATTTGTTCCGGCTAAGGTATTTAAGACCAGACTAGCCTGACCGTCATTTGGCGGCATTCCGTTATCGACCAGAATCTGTCGAATCTCTGCGACTTCATCAAAGTTTGATCCAAACGGTGTTGTGCCAGCCGTACCAAATGCTCTAGAAGCCGAGTTTTTTGCTTGTGTAGCAATCTCAACTTCCATCTCATTCGTCAAAGCTCTCATAGCTTGAGCGATCATGTCACCATATACGGTGTCGTACCCAACACCATTGTTCAAGTGCAGGACATCTTCACCAGTGAACGGGATTTGAACAGCGCGAGACTTGTTGATGGTCAGAGTTTTGTTATCAACCGTCTGATCGGTTCCCTGAGGGATCGTCATAGATTCTGTGACATCACCGACAGTCGATTCGCGTGTAAATGCGGCTCGTACTACGTCACCTTTTGCGGCACGCTCTGAGCCATTTGCGTTGATTGTGACAGCAGGAATAAAGCCAACTAGCTCCCGTCCTACCACATCAGCCGCGACATAAATATCTGCGGCGAGGTCTGTTAATACGTTAGCCATGTTGGGCTACTCCTTTCATTCGTTTACAATTTTACCTTTGCCACGAACGAATAAAGCTCTGTCTTTTTGCGACAATTCATCGAACTGGCTTCGGCTCATTTCCTTAACTTCAACACTAGCCCCGCCAATGCTTCGGGTAGCCCCACCACCCTGCGCTTGAATGCCATCAACTAAGAAAGAATATTCAGTCTTAATTTTAGCACTCAGGTCATCCAAAGATGACACCGTTAACTGACCATTATCATCAGTCACTCGGATTTCATTATCTACAAGGGTCAGCCTCTGGCTGATCTCCTTTTCTAGGATTTTCGCCTTCTGTACGTCCTTTGTCAACGTACCAGCAATCCGCAACGCCTCAGACTTGATGGTCTGTTGTTGCTGGCTCTGAATCATCTCATTGAGCCGTAAGTTGATCGATTCATTTTCGGCTTTTTGGCTTTCATAGAGTTCTTTGTATTGGCCGTTTTCTTGGGCTTGCCTTTCTTTTTCATCGCGTGCTTGGGCATCTGCTTTCTCCTTTGCTTTTTGAATCGCTTTCTTTTCAGCTAACAATTCATCGTTTTTGGATTTGAGACCAGCGATCTCTTGATCTAACCTTTCTTGGACTTTTGCCTCAATCGTTGACTCAATTTCGGTCTGTAGTTTTTCCTTGTCAGCGTCTTCGATCTGAAGGTCTTTCAATGTTTCCATGCGTCACCTCTAGTTTGCGTGGTTGTGGCTCTGCCACGTTATAAATCTATGCCTTGTCCGATCAAGGTAAATATTTCACCATAATCAGCTTGAATGTCTTCTGGGAGCTTTGACACAAGACCCCGAATAACATCTAAATCTTCATTGCTGATATTATCAGATTTATCTAAAATCTCTCTAATCTCAGTAATGATACTCTGTTGTTCACTTGTAAGCATTTGCAATCATATCCTCTATCAACTCAATAAATTTGGGACTGCATCGTTGCCTTTGCCCGCAAAAATAAGCACTGAAGTTTTCAGCAAACCATTCGACTGTCTTTGTTTCTCCATATTGGCTTGGTGATGTTTGTTGTAACTCCTTGCGCGAACTCTTCCACAATTTATTCATGCGCTGTTCTATCGGGCTGAAGTTATTCCACTCGCGTGTTGCTAATCTTTCATTAAATTTGGTAGGGCTGAACTTGTAGGTCTGGTGAACATGATGAGCAAACTCATGAATCATCGTTGATCTGTAGGTGTCGAATCGTGTTTCCTGATAACTTGCGACACTCCACGGTTTGTTTTCTGCATCTCCTTGGTTCCATGCAGATCGGTTTGTTGCCAACTTACGTCCTGCTGTATCATCGGTAGCGAGTCCGGACACTCTTCGACCCATGAGTTTCTGATTGATCGATAAGGTTGCGTCACCCATTGAGGCGTTGACTCGTGTTCCTCGTCTGGTTTGGATCCCCCTAAGTTTAGGTATGTTGAACAATCGAGATAGACTGTCGAAATCTTCTAAACAAGCCTCAGTAGCGACTGCGATATCGTCATCAAATCGAGAAACGGAACCCCAATTCTTTTTACCTGAGTATCGCGTATCTGAATACTGTCTAGGATCTGCATTGCCTTCTTCCACATATGCCTTAAGACGTTTTCTTGCTTCTTTTGGTGTCTTAAATTGAATCTCTGATGTCGGTCTGAAAGTATATGTCGGTGCTTCTGGGTCTGGCAATGTCGGTCTGATTGCTTGTTGGATCGTGGTTTGATTGAATGTGATATCTCTATCTCTTAACTCTTGCAGTGTCAGAGTCCGACCATCGCTGTCGATGAATCGTGACAGCGGCAAACGCTGTTGAGCGAACAAGCGTTGACGCTCTTTGCCAAGCACCTCAATCTGAAACTCCTTGGACTGCTTCCTTAACCATTGCTCATAATTGAGTTTTGCGCTGACCACCCCACGCCCTGACGATCCGACTGCACCTCTCTGACCCTCAACATCAAGTTCAAATTCTTTCTTGACCTTGGGGACAATGGTAGAACGACAGCCAAAGTGGGCTGGCGGCTTCGGTGATCTCTCAGGATTATCGGATATCGGATAGATCAAACCGTCTCGACTCATACAAATGAACGTAGTACGGCTATCGAGAGTGGCGACCCATTGGTATCCTTCAAGAATATCAGCGTTTTCTTTGAGTGTTTCGTTTCTCGCTTGCACTGCTAGATGGTTAGTCCCTGTCCTAATCAACGTTTTGACCTGATCTTTCTTCAGGCTGACATGATCTTTGATGTCATTCACGATTTGCGGAGATGTGCGACCTAGTGCAAACCCATCGCGCAAGACTTGCAAGAATTGGCCTTGCGCTTGCTGACCAAAGGCACTGATCAACTGACCAAAAGATTTAGCAGATCGACCGGGCTGTAAAGCCATGACATCAGTGAGGTATGCAGATCGGAGTTGTACAGGGTTAGGGAGATCGAAATCGACTCCAGTAGCTTGCGAAAACGCCGCTGTACTGAACTCTGACTCGTATTGAATAAATTCGTTTGCAAAATCTTCTGTTGAGACTCCAATCTCTTGGTACACCTCAGCGGCATAAAGTTTGAGATCATTGAGGATTCGTTGGTAGCGGAACTGCTGGAACTCAGTCAAATCGCCTTCTAACTTGCGTTCAACTTCAGCGATTAATTTTTCTAGCTCAATTCCTGCTTTATTAACTTGACCACCAGCAAGACGTTGGATGAATATTTGATGTCGAGTAAGCGTGTCGAACAGATCGTCGGACACATTAGCTCCATTTCACTTTGTCTGCCCAGAATGCGGCTGACATCTTACCCTTTGCTATGTTTTTGGCGTGTCTGGCCTTAAATGCCTTGCGTTTTGCTTTCATGGCTTCTGATTCTCCGGCCTTGGGCGCGCCAGAAGTCTTTGCACCTTGCTGACCGAATCGAATCAGTTTTACCTTGTCGCCTTCTTTTGCAAGCACGACATGGGACTTCTCTGGATGTCGGGGTGTTCTCTTAGGCTTGTTAAAGCCTTCAAGATTGAATCTTTCAAGTCTAGGATCTTTCGCCATTACCTTTTTGCTCGTTTCTTGGCGGTTGCTGATAGCTCGCTCATGTGGAAAAGATATTTACTTGTGCTTGTATGCCTAGCTCCTGACATTAGCCGACCTGATGCATCCTTATGAGTCTTGCCTGTAAACGGCTTACCGTCCCGAAAATAGTGCTTCACTCCTGCAACCATTACTTTCTCCTTTTTCTGACCTTGCGTAAGTCTGCCGCTGTAATCTTGTCCCGTGGCGGTGCAACCCTAGCCAATCGCTTTTGCTTTGCGGAATATGATTTGTTACCTCTAGGCTTTGGCATCACTTCTTCGCCTTCTTTGCTTTGCGGAACTTTTGAATCGCTTCCCATTGCTTAGAATCGACTGATCGAGCCTTACCACCTGTCAGGACTGAGTTGACTCGTGCCATTGCCCATTGGCTAACTGAGACTCCAGGTCTGCGTCCTGATCCGACTGCGGCTCCAACTCCCTTGTCATAAATCTGCTTGAGTGCCGAGTACGGTGCATTCGCTTTCTTCGCTTTATTCTGAAGAGCCTTCTTTGTGCGTTCATTTATTTTTACCGACATTGAAACGCCTCCGAAATGCTTTTGTGTATGGTGATTCTGGTGTCTTCTTGCGCTTACCTTTTGAGTCCTTGTCGCCAGCCAACTCGCCTAGTAATCGACCTTCTTTCTGCATTCTCTCCAACTGAGCAAGTCGTTTGCGTCTAACCTCACCTGTCAACCCTGCGAGATACTTGGCTGGAATCTTGCGACCTGACTTTGTAGTGACCTTCCTAACCATTGACAACCTCTAGTGCCATAGGTGCTGAAACACCTCGCTCATCTTGCACCTCTTCTAGCGTTCTTTCTGGTGCGATTACGCCAGCCGCTTTCAATCTGTCGAATATGTCTTGCTCTGCAACAATTGACCGATCCAATAGGGTCACCATCGACATGATCAACTGAGGATCGACAGACTTGTCGTAGAACTCGTTGTTGATTTGGAAGACAACTTCACTAGTATCAACGCCCATGAACTCACCAACCCAATCAATCGCTTGTCTCACACCTTTACTCAGATTGTTGACCAGATCACCAAGCACAGAGTTTTCGCTGGCAAACCGAATCCTCGCACCTTCTGCTGTCTCATTTCCTGCTCTGTCAGTGATGATCCTCGCCCCAATCATAACCATCGCAGATTCTTTCGAGCGCATTGCATCCATGACCATGTTGTTTGGATCAGCCTGTAACAGCGTAGCCGACCCAGTTTCACCAAGTACATGACCAGCCCTAGAGCCTAACTTGATGCCTTGTGGATTGAACGATTTGAATTGCTCTGGTGACAAGCTATGCGTAATGAACAGCGAGGGTTGGCCTGTCAGGAAACAGGACTCCTCATAATCTGCTGAGTTTCGGTAGTGGGCGATATTTACATCAGCAATATCCGATAAAGGAGCCTCATCAACTGTCACATCGTTGTTTTGCGCTCCGACAAATGCAAGCGGAATCATGTCCCAAGTCGATCCGTCAGCCTTCCGAGGGAAGATCTCATCGGTGACAGGTACGTCATCTCGATATAACTGCTGGCTATATCCCTCTTCCGTCAGTCGTAAAACCCGATATTGCGTTTCGACTTCAGACGTGAACTCGTCTAACTCCTTCAGATAAGACTCAGACAACACGCACATCACGAGCATCTTGCGACCGTTGATGCTTTGGGTCTTCCAATTCACGACCTGTTCGGCAGTGTACGGAATGATTGCCGCTTTTAGTTGTAGCATCTCCGTTTGCTCTATCGTCAATCCATCTGGTGCTTGCGGATAGTCAACCAGAAACGCTGTACGACCTGTCTCAAGTAGATTGCTCAACTCGTCTTTGCTCAACTGGCTCAGACTCAAACCATCGCCTGTCGCATCCATCTTCAGATAATCAAGCCCATCAGGTAACTCGCAAACAGGATCTTTACGAAATGCCGCACCGACAAGAGCGTTTTTTGTCCTGCCGGTAAAGTTAGTGAACAGCGCACGTTTGAGGTATTGCTTGTATCTTTGAGTTTGTGTGCCTTTGCGCTCATCGCCCGATTGATTGTCAGGGACAGGCAAGTACTCGTATTTCTTCTCTTTGACTGCGCGTGATCCTTTGACAGCATCTCTCGTCTGAGTCCAGACAGGTAAGTATTTTTGATAATCGGGGTGCTGTTGCGTCACTGGCATGATTGAAAATCTCGTTCAATGGTCATTTTATTGTACGCCTCATAAAGCGAAATTGAAATCGACGTTGGCAACAGGACGTAGTATAGGCATTTCATAGGCGATTGGGTAAGTCGTCGCATCATTTTGATGGTCAACACCGCTGGTTTTGTCTGGCTCACCGTTTCGATACACCTGTTGTTCTAAGCACGATGCCACCGTAGGACAAGCGTTTGCGTTGATTCGGATACGACCAGCCTCAAATGCGGCATTGGTTGCCATGATCCGATCCCTTACTGGCGGGTTCGACTTCCTCGCTCTGACAGTGAAGCCCGCTTGCTGTAGCAATGCGATGTCTGACATCGATGCATTAACCGTTTTTCTTGCGCTACCACTTGCGTCAGGATAGACAAATATTTCATGACTTGCATACTTCGACTTGATCAAATCAATCATTTCCGGCGTGTCGTACATATTGATGAGTTCTTCGACGCAGTGCCAGACTCGACCGCCTTCTCGTTGCACGTAGACGGATGCGGCTTGCTTGGTGACGTTGAAGTCACACCCGATAAACAACGGCTCATCTTTGCGAATCTTCTCGCTCGACGCATGACTCGTCCGATCATAAGAGTTATATACCGTTCCACTGATAAGGTTGACGAATTTACCCTCTAAATATGCGTCTAACAAGTTATCAGGATACGCATCGCGCAACGAATCGATATATCCTGCGGGTAAGTGCGGATTGCTGGCTGTCGGAGCTTGGATAATCTCGTAGCCTTCCTTTGGGTCACGCTTCCAAGTCTCGTAGACGAACCGGAACCCTTCAGGTGTTGTCGTCACACCAATGGTATTTAAGCCGCCATTGGGTTTGTGCTGACGATTTCTGGATAATATTTGCCGCCAAACGTATGCCGCATCGTCTTTCTTAAGCGTATCAAGCTCATCGATGTCTGCGTCAGCGTGTTCGTAACCAATAATCCTAGTGCTGTTATCCATCGACCGAAAGAAAATGTGGCCGCATCCTTCTACATGAATCTGATTGGTTGGGCTTTTGGTCAGCCGATACGGTAAATTCAACTCAGTCAGAATCTGTTCAAACCGAGGCCACGCGATCATTCTGATTAGATCATAGGTAGGCTCGTAGAATCCACGATTGCACGTTGGATTTTCTAACAGCCCAAAGATACAACGTAGGATTGCCGCTTCAGTCTTGCCAGCACCAAACCCAGCCACAAACGCTGGGAACTGAGCCTGACTGTAAATGTAATCATACTGAGGAATCGTTGGTCTGATCTTAGTAACCTGATCACTTAACGATGGTTCCCATAGGTCTGGTTCATCGACCTCAATCAATCTCATGGGGATTGACGACCTGTAAGACTACGTTATGACCTTGTGTTGTAGCTTCTGGTTGCTCTCGCCAACCAGCCTGAGTCTTCAAATAAAAGATGGTAGCTACTGTATTTCCAGAGTTACTTTGCGCTAACAAGT